AAAGGCAGACTAAATCTTATCACAACACCTAAGGGAAAAAACAATTGAGTATACACCGACTACTTTCAGCAATACTACGATGTTGGATTAGACCCTTACAATAGAGACGATTTAGATACAAACTTTTATAAGTTCAACATATTTGATAATCCAGCAATTACTGAAGAAGCGTTTGAAAAACTACTGAAACAATATGATAGTCTGAATGCTAAACAGGAATTATATGGCGAATTTGTAAATCTCTATGAAAGTCTTGTATACAGAGAGTTTGATAGAGGTATACATTTAGTAGATAATACTCCAGCGGACCCTGAAAACATTTGAATTGGTGTTGACTGGAACGTTGGTATACATGCAGCGATTGTTATGACTAGAGTAGGTGATACAATTTATTGCATTGATGAGTTCTATAATAATCAGGACGTTGTTGAGTTAGGACAAAGGATAGTAAGAAAATATGGAACTGAACCAGTAATTGTAACTGATGCAATGAATGCCCAATCAAATCGTATCTTACTAAGACAATGTGGTTTACATAAAATAGTCGAGACTAAATCAAATCCAAAAAGAGTTGATAGATATAATGCAGTAAATATCCATTTGAAGAATGCTGCTGGCGATGTAAGCATGTATATAAATAAATCATGTACTAATCTTATTGCTGATTTAGAAATGCTTGTATACAAAAGTGGCACAGACGTTCCTGATACTGGAGGTGAAAAGTATGGACATATCTCAGATGCAATGGGATATTGTTTATTGCAGATGTCGCCAAACTATGCGCACAAACAGAAAAAGATGACATATACAGAAAATTTATTTCATGAGATAAAACGAGAAAGACTACACAACTTTGGGAGATAAGATATAATGGCAAACGAGCACTACTTATCAGAAACAATCTTTGAGAGATTACTGGATGATGACGTAACTGCAGAACGTCATCGTTGCAGTATACAACGCGAAGGTGAAGTGTTCTATAACAATACCCTTACAAATGACCTTAATTGAAAGAAGTATTTCCCTTGAAAAAGGTTCAGGACTAATCAAGACATTATCGGTTTACCAATCACCAAAACAATTATTGAAAAGATTATTGCAGCAACCAGAGACAGTGTTACAATTGAGAGTGATAATCAAACCCGAATTGAAGAGATGTATACAAAGTATAATTTAGATGTTCTGATAAAAAAGATTATGCGTGAAACCTTAGCATTGGGGCAAATTACACAATGACTAAAATGGGATAATGATAATGTTGTGATAGAACAATGAAAACCCTGGTATGTTTTTTCTACTAAAGATGGCGTTATCAAGTATTACGCAGTTCATAAGGGCACAATGATACCAGCAATTGATGGAGATATACCAAAAGGTGCAGATGTATTTATTGAATATGTAACAAGTGATACATGAACAATTTGGCAAAATGGAACTATAATCTGGGATGAAACACATGGTCTTCCCTATTTGCCAATTCAGATATGAAACAATATTGATTTATGGGGCAATAAATGAGGACAACCATTCAGTGAACGCTTCAAAAACTTATTGATAAAACTAAACCAACTTGTTTCAGCATCACATAGACAAATTTTGGCCTTACCTACAGTTTGGACAACTACTAAAGATTTTACTGATGATATGAACCCACTTGATATATCACCAGATTATATAAACTTCGTTGGTTCTGATAAGGACTTATCTCAGACTACCCGACAACTTGATTTAACCTGGGAATCCTCTTTCTTTGATAAGTATATTGCGCAAATATATGATGTTGCCCAGATGCCACCAAAAGAGTTCTTAGAAGGTGCTGGTAAAGTTGAGAGTGGTATTGCATTAGAAATTGTATACAAACAATTTAATGAACTTGTTTCAGACATATCCAGATTATTCCAAGATTACGAAGAAGAACTAATTAAAAAGATTTACTTCATGGAAACAGGACAAGAGTTAAATAACATACAAATTAGTTATAGTAATTCAGCAACACCAAGAAATGAAGCACAAGAGTTTGAGAGAGATAAGCAGTTATTAGAGATTGGTGTGTATACATTAGAGGAATTCACCGCAAAATGAAAGTAAAGTGAGATAAAAATGCCATTGCCACTATCACTAATGAATTTGTTGAAGGCCAGAAAAGTTTGGTCCAGGATGAAATGAATAAAAGGTTTCAGAGACAAGAAGGCGCAGAAGGTAAAAACTTTCCTAGAAAGACTAAAGGAAAATACCTATATAACACTGGACAAATGATTGCGTCGCTAAAAGTTTATGTAACACAAAAGTATATCAAGTGGTTACTTCAGAACAAGGCAGACATTTACAAGAAGTATTTAGAAGATAAAACCCAATGGCTTACACTTGATGATGAACTTTTGGATAAGATAATGAACCAATATAAAAAGAACCTCAAGAAAAAAGGATTCTAGGTAATGAAAACATATATTACTTCAACAGAGATGACTTACAGTTTTTCTAACTTCAGCGAATATACTGCAGCTCAGCAAACTTGAGCACTTCAGCAATCATATCTTCTTGTAAATAGTTATATCAGACCTGAAGTTCAGATACCACCTGTAGAAATATGAGATGGACACAGTGATACAATTATCGCACCATCAGTTCTAAAACATGCTCAAGCTGAATTATGTAAGTATTTATTGATACAACGTAATCAAACCTGAGAAGAAGATGTTGATAATATAAAAAATTCAGTTGTTGAGATGCTGAGAGGTTTAGAAACTGGTGAGATAGGAATTGAAACACAAGTATTTGATAGTGGTGTTGGTATCACAATTACTAATGCCCAATTATCTGGTAGTGGCGATATTCAGTTTCATACGCCTGATACTTGATTTGGTGATGAAGAGTGGTTCGTTATAGAAATTGATACAACTGATGATACAACTACTTATTATCCTTATGGACAATATAATTCAGATGCTGCTGTATATCCTACATATAAATGAAAAACAAAATCAAGTGACTGAATTCAGACCCAACAAAGATGTAGTAATTATTGGCAGAGTGCTGGTAATCTTACATTCAGGTTTATGGGTTCACTTAGTGCAGGTGATACATGAACAATTCATTGTGTTCCAGAAAGTAGAAAGAATTCTAGTGCCGCTGAAGTAAAAACCTTTCAACAAAAACTTATAAATTACTAAGGGCATTTACTATGGCAACTACATACAAATTAGGTAGAATAATTTCTCAGATTACAACTGATATAAATGAGCTTACATGAGTAGAAAAAGTGAAAAATGCTGTAAATGATGATGATGCTCTCAGAATAGCACAGAGTATACCATTTGATGATTATGCAGTTGTATTAGGCGATAAAGTTACAGAGATGCCTGAAGCACGTCCAGTTGGATATAGTAAAAATGAAACTGTAATCAATGTTCATTTATTCATGAGTATACAAAATAATACAGCAGACCAACAGTATATTCAGACACTTACTGAGATGTTTCAGAACAATTGTTGAGAAGAGAAGAGCACAAGTGAATGTTTAGCGTGTACTTCTACAATTGATAGGGTGAATCCTGCTGAAACACTAACTACAAATGGTGCAAGGATGATGAGATATTATACAATCGAATTAAGAGTAATTTATTTTGAATCGAAGTAAAATTGCACATAGAGTGCAATTATGAATAGCGTATATATAAACATAGAAGGAGACAATTATTATGGTAGAATCAACAAATACTGGCACCAACCAGGAAAAAACTGGGATTGTTGAAGACACAACGGTGACCAACACTGAAACTGGGACATCTACTCAGGATGTAAAAACTGAGGAAAAGTTGTTCACTCAAGATGAACTGAACAACATTATTAAGAAGAGGCTTGATAAATTTTCTGATTATGATGAGTTACTACAATATAAAAATACTGCAGAACAAGAAAAACTTTCTGAAGTTGAGAAGTTACAGAAACAAATTGCAGAACTTGAGCCTTACAAAAATCAGGTTGAGAACGCAAATAATATCTTAGAGCAATTACTGAATACAGAGCTCGAAGCAATTGCCGAAGATAAACGTGGTCTTATACCTCAACAATTTTCTACCAGTGAGAAGTTGGAGTATATAAATCAGAACAAACAGTTTCTCATGAATGGAAAAGTGAATATAAAAACCCCGGTTGATGGTAAAACACCGAATGAAACAGACTCGAATTTAATTTTTGGAAAATGAACGTCGCAAAAAGAGTTTGCTGAAAAAGACCCTGCTGGATTTAGAAAAGTATACACGTCCAGAGAGTATCAGGCAGAACTTAAGCGACTAGGAATGAATTAAAAAATTAGGAGAATTATAAAATGGCAAATGAAAGTACAAAAACCACATTAGTTGGTATCATGGAAACACTGAACTTAGGTTTATATGCCTCAATGTATGAGTTCAGTTCACTTTGGAACGCCCCACTTGTCGGAGAAGCAAATGATACACTAAATGTTATCTTCCCAACTATTGATAGTGGTATTAGAAGTGCAACCGCAGATGCCGCGACTGAAGGCGGTTCCGTTGCCAACACTGCAATTACAGTTGCTGCCAATACCGCAGTCCTAACTGATTATCCAGTTTTAGCACTTGTCTCGAACACTGCTATTAAGGGTGGTTCAAATGTATTAGGAACAGTTTCCCGCGCTGTTGGTGTCAAAGTTGGTAACACTATTGACAAGCTAATCTATAGCACTGGTAAAGAGGGCTTCAGCACTTCCATAAGTTCATCTGATGGTTTTGGTGTTGGAGATTTGATGAGTATGGTTGGTAGTCTCAAGAGTGCCGGTTATCCTGGACCATTTACCTGCATCGCTGATTGGCGTCAGCTACAGGGTGAATATGGTCTAATGAATGATGTTCTTACAACCAATAACCCAGGTGCTAATGATGAGATTATCAGAGGTTCTGGTTATCTTGGCACTGTAAATGGTGTTGAGATTTATGGAACACATCATGCAGAAACTTATACTGGTGATGCCAGTTCTACATGGGCTTATGGATTTGTATTTGCTAAGGATGCCTTAGGATTTGCTTATGGCACTCCAATGTTTGATTTACGTAGCGCTGATGCTCCAGAAAAATCTGGTGCATATGTCTATGGAAGCTGCTTCATTGCTGCTAAACTACTTGATAGTTCAGGTGGTACACGAATCGAATCTAGAGTTGCTTAGTAATAATATGGGGTCAGCAATGGCCCCTTTATACCTTCAAATTAGGAGACAGTAATTATGGCAAAAATTGGAGTGGGCGCTGATTATGTATACTGGTTTGCTAGAGAGACTACTTTCGGCACAGCAGTAGCAGCCAGCCCAACACTTATCCCTACTGAAGGTTTCACTATCAACCATGATTATAAATCACATATAGTACCACGTGCAACTGGACTTCGTGTGCAAGGTGATGATGACGCTTGGCAGGATACAAATGGTAGTATTCCAGATACAAGTTTCAGTTTCTTTGTATCACAAGATACTGCTGCTTTATTCCCAGCTGTATTACAATATGATACAGATTTTACAGCTGCTGTAAATGTGATGACATTATCTGCAATGGTTGATTACGATGACCTTCCAGATTTTAGTAATGATGAAGGCTATTTCTATACAATTCAGGCTCAAGGACCTGCTCAGGCTTATAATGAGAGATTAGTTGGTGCAGTTGGTAATAGTTTGAAATTATCAGTTGGACCAGACGCTAATGAAGGTGCCTTATATGCTGAAATGGCTTTTATCGCAAAAGAAAGTTCAATCAACAGTTCAAATTATACAGGAACACCAACTACTCCATCTATGGCTAGTCTATATAAATGGTCTGATATTGGTACCTTTACAGTAAATAGTCTTGATGTAACCAGTTCTTTATATGATTGGGAAATCACTATTACTAACTCAGCAAAACCAGTACCTTATGGTGGTGGCGCTAATATGGCATTACCAAAAATTGAAGGAAGTGGTTCATTCAAACTATTAGGTAATGATAGTAACATTATTACACTGAAAGGTTTATGTGGTAATAGTGCTGCTGGTGCTAGTTATGCGTTGGTATTAGAGTTTGGTGATGGAACTGTATCTGAAGCTGATGAGATGAATATCAATGCTCAGATAAAACTAACTAATTATTCAGTTGATAAGCCAATGGATGGTGAAGAGACTGTAACATTTGAGTATACACTTGTTCAGGATTCTACTACTACACCATTTACATTGTCTTATTATACAGCATAAACTTTTTACTCCTCTACCTTGTGCAATGAAATAGTTTGAAAATAGCATAAGGGAGGGTGTAACACAATGATAGAGGAGAACAAAACGTATGGCAAGATTATCACAAATCAAGAAAGTTCCATATATTTTAGAGGCTGAAAGAGAGCTTTCAAAAAACGAGCAGTCTGTATTTACACTTCAGGACCTAAATCCAATGCAGGCAGCTCAGGTATACGATGTTTTATTTGAAGATGGCAAATTATCATTTAGTATCAGGTCGCTTATTGTTGCTGCTGAATTAGGAATTGTTGGATGACATAATGTTATTGATGATGCTGACAAGCCTATTTCATTTACTCATCATGCAGTAAAGTTGTTACCAGTAAATATACTTACAGAAATTGGCTTAGAAGTAATGAAGCAATCATTCCCTGAATTCAAAACTGTATTAGATGCAAATGCTACAAGTGATACAGATGTCCCTTTAGACTAAGCGCAAGCGATAAAATAAAGCTTGCCTGTGGTTGAATTACTGCAGATGATAAGAAGACTACAGGCAAGCTTGATTATCCTATAGAAGTAACAAATGCAGATAAAATAAAGAAATTGGTTTATAGTCCAGCCGACCATTTATCACACGCCATAAATACAGTAAAAAACTGACCACTTGCAACTCGCTTGCGCACTTCTAAATTAGATATTGATATAGCCATTCCAGAACATGACGAAGTATGAACTTGAATAAATACTTACTTTGCTGCAGAACGTTGAGGTATTGGATTTCTGTATACAAATATAGAACAGATGCCAAATTCAACATGATGAGGAATTAATGAAGTAAATAAATTCATGAAGAACTGAGAGTATGAGCAGACAAAAAAAGGAAATAAGATAGATGGCTAAACTATTAGGAACTGGAGAAGTTCAAGTTGGCATAAAAGACAAATCTAAAACTGGATTGAAGTCTGTAGAAACCAATGTAACTAAAACAACAAGTAAATTAGAAAAACAATTTTCAGCACTTGGTACAAAAATCGCTGCTGCATTTGCTGGTGCAGTTGTTCTAAATGCTATCAAAACTCTAGCCACAAATGCTCTATCACTAGCAGCAGATTTACACACCTTAGCAAATAGTATAGGAACAACAACTGAACAATTATCTTTTTTACAAGCTGCTGCGATAAATGGTGGTGATAGTGCTGATAAAATGACGCAGTCGATGAGGCAATTGGCTGTAAGATTAGGTGAAGCAAAACAATTCGGTGGAGAAGCTGCAGCAGTATTCGAAAATTTAGGCGTTGATATAGAAACACAGGGTATTGAGGAAATAACAAAGCGCATATTTGAAATGGGTGCTCAGGCCCAAACAAGTTCTGAAAAGATTGATTTTATTGGTAAGATTAGTAAGATAGTAGGTGCAAAAGCTGCTTCAGTGTGAGTAAATGCTTCAGCTGGTGCAAGTGACTATAATACAGAATTAGAAAAACTAAAAACTCAAGGACAGATTGTTTCAGATAGTGTTGGTAAATCTGCTGATGAATTTATTGCAAAGATAAATGGTATACAAAGAAGTATCACTGTTTCATTTGCTGAAGGCTTTTTTGATAGTTTCAATCCAGGTGATATGTCTAGTATACAAGAAGGATTAGCAGACATCAGTAAACAGATTGGTAGTTTAGTTGGCACTATAACAAAAAGTTTCAAACCTATATTAGAAGCACTCACATCAGACTTTGGTAGATTTGTAATAGACGTTGGTAAAATAGTAGGTGCTGTAAGTATATTACGACATGCATGAATATTATTGATACCATCCATTACAAAAGGTATTGGAGCAATTCGTGGTTTGCAAGTATTACCAGCGTTATTTTCTACCATGTCCGCGCATGGTAAAACAACTTCTAAAACACTATTACAATTTGGTAAACATCTAACTTATATAAATCAACATGGTAAAGGTTTTACACAAGCTGGTAAGTCTGTAATACTACATATCAGGAATTTAGGTCTTTCTGCTAAAACTGCTGAAGGTTCAGTAAATCTTTTATCTGCTGGTTTTAGAGGTTTAGGTAAAGGAATAGCAGTTGTTAGAACAGCACTAGCTGCATTGCTGTCTCCACTAGGTTTAGTTATAGCACCATTCGTTATATTGGAAAGAACACTTTCATATTTACATAAACAATGAGAAATTGCTCAAGCTGATTTTGATAAAACATTACAAAAACAAAGAGATGCTACTGATAAATGAGTTGAATCAGCAAATGTAATTAGTAGTTATACAGAAGAACTAAATAAAAAGAATCAAGTAGAACAACTGTCACGAGAACATAGTCTGAAAACTGCACAAGTTACACTAAGTACTCTGGAAGCTGAACGATATGCTTTGATGGAATTAGCTGAAGAAGAAAGAAAAAAGCATAAAGGTACTGAAGCATCTGCAAAAATAATGGATGATTATGATGCTCAGATAAGAAAAATAGAAAAAGATATAGAAGCATATAAAGATACTATTGGAATCCTTCAGGAAAAAGAAAAAAAACAAAATGACGACCGACAAAAACAGCTTGAAGAACAAAAGAAAAAGATTGAAGAACTTCGTCAGGCTTATTTAGATTATATCGATTCATTTTCTGGTATTGTTAGTGAATATGAATCCATGCAACAAACGTTTGATACAACTGCTAAAGCACAAGAGCTGTTCAGTAAATATGGTATTGAAGGTATTGGTGAACTTAGCACAAAACTAGAAGAAGCAAACGTCAAACAATTAGAAATTGGTAAAACTCTATCAGACCTTATAAAGAAGCAAAAGGCAGGTAATGAATTATCATCTGAAGAACTCCAATTACTTGAAGCGGCAAAAGAAGCTTGAGGCAATCAAGCAAATAAAATAGCTGCTGCACAACTAGCTCTACAATTACTAAATGAAGAAAAAAGTAAGTTTACTGAACCAAAAAGTATACAACAATGACAAGAAGATTTTGAAAAGTCCAATGAAGATGCACAGAAACTAAAAGAAAACTTCCTTGCATTAGTAAATATAATGGGAATAAGTGGTAATGAAGTAGAAAAGTTAGCTAATTTTATGGGTGTTCCATTTGAAAAAGCTCCAGAAAAAGCAAAATCAGCTGGTGAGATTATTCGTGAACACTGAAAAACTGTTGTTGATGGCATGAAGCAAACTACTGAAGGTGGCTTTTCTAATATAGTAGATGGTATATCTAAATCCATGAAAGGTGTAGCTAATTTACTCAACAGTGAAGTTGTTCAAGGAATTGCTAATTCGTTTACCATGGCTATGTCATATTTTGGTCAAAATGCTGATGCAGAGTTACAACGTATACAGGGTCAACTTGATACACTAAGAAGTAGATGAGAGACTGAAAGAGCTGAATTAGAAGCACTCAATTTACAAGATACAGATTACTACAAACAAAGACAAAAAGAATTTGAAGCTCAAGAAAAGAAGAAGAAAGAAGACGCTAAGAAAGCATGAAAGCGTAAACAAACATCAGAGATTGCAAGTGCACAAATGTCTGCTTTACTTGGTGCAGCTAATGCTTTTGCTTCTGCTATGAAATTACCAACACCACTCAACTTTATTTTAGCACCAGTAAATGCAGCATTAGCATTAGCTACAGGTATGGCGAATGTTGCTAAGATAAAAGCTACAAAACCACCTGAATTTGCTCTTGGTGGACTTATCCCTGGTAATCAGTATATGGACAATACACCTATTATGGCAATGGGTGGTGAATATGTTGTAAACAGAGCAGCAACTGAAGCTAATCTTGGTGCACTGGAATTTATGAACAGAGGTGGTAAACTAGGTGGTAATTCAGTAAATATAAATATCAGTGGCGACATTATTGGCACTAATAAATGAGTAGAAGATAATCTATTACCAGCTTTAAATAATGCATATCGTCGAGGAGTAAACTTCGCATGATAACAATTCCTACAAACTTTCAGACAGCAATTGATGATGGTGAAGTAAGTAAAATCATCTTTGTTAAGATGTGATACAATACTGAAACAGATTGGTATGGCTTCAGTAGTAAATCTATTGATATAGATGGTCAACTAAGTTTTGGTGCTATGGTTGATTATTCACCAAGCAAAGCTACATGAAATTTACTCACAGATAATACCATCACTGTTACAACACCTGCACTTAGGATAGCAAATATTCAGACACCAACCTATAGTTTTATTGATGACCTGGTTAGTAAAAACTTTCTTGGTCGTAAGTGCCAAATCTTTTTAGGCTATGAAGCTTACAGCACAACTTCTTCAGATATGGTACAAGTTTTTGATGGTACTATTGATGATATAGAGTTTGAGATAGAGAATAATGAGTTATCAGTTGTTTTAGCAGGACACAAAGTACCTGATACTCAGATACAAGGTAGAAAAGTTGACTACAGAACACAATTGATTGGTGATGAATATTGTTCATCATTAAGTTCATTGGATTCAGCGCAGAGCACATATTTACCTATTTGTTATGGTCGACATGAGTTTGCACCAGGTGTAGCAATAGGTAGTAATTTATTAATGGACTATTCAGGTGGTGCATGGCAAACTTCACCTTGAACATATGTTTATGGAGATGAAAGTAAACTAGCTGATGGTTTAACCTATTCATCTTGAGAGAGACAAAGGTGATACACATGATTTGAACACAGTACACCAATGACATATGTATACAATGATGACAATTTTACACCAATTACAAGACCAGCATTTAACTACAGAACAGGTAGCTATTATAGATGAACAAGTGAAAGAGATTCATCTAGTGGTTGATTTCAAGTGTGGTTTAATATGGGGCAAATGGTACCATCTGAAGAAGAGAGTGATATACCACCAATTGATACTTTTTTAAATGCAGTACCATGAAGACCATCAACTTATGATTATTCAAGCAGTTTTGAAGTAAATGATGCATCAGGCTATTTATCATCTAGTGGATATGATGGTTCTACTTGAACAAGTGATGGAAACGAATATAAATTCGCTTTTGATGGAGATGAATCAACATTATGAAGATTTGAAACAAATACAAATAATCAGATTTCTTCATCTTATATAATAAGTTTAAATACAGATGGTTTTGATTTCTGAAGGAATTATGCTACAGAGTTTATTGATGATGATTGAAGTGCTATAATGGACACACCAATTCATGTTGGTAATGTTGCTGGCGATGATGGTGGTAAAGAAGGTATAATGACAAAAGATGGTTCAGATGAAACCCACCAGTATTACAAATTCATATTATCAAATCATGGGATTGCTTCATTGCAGACAGGTAATGATAGTGTGCATAATGTCTATTATAACTATAATACTCCAGAGGGTCGATTATATCAATTCAGTAATGAAGTATTAGGTGCAGAAGGTAAGGGTTCATCTGAATCATTCCCTGTATCAGATTATAATGGTAGTGTAACACTTGGTTCACGCACTGATTTATGATTTAATAATCCTGGTTGGTGAGTACATGATACATGAGCAATAAGTAAAGAAAGTTGAATAAACTTTCAACCACAACTCTACTTTTATCCAAAATCTACAACATATTTTCAATATCTTCAACATATAGGTTTTGCTAGTAGAAGTTATGAAGTATTTGATTATGATAATATGTATCACGCTATGCAATCTCCTCTTGCCGCTGGTGGTAGTATGTTATCAACACCTATCAATGATTATCAAGTAAGAAGACCATATCAATATATCGAATCAATTTTACGAGGTGTTCTTGGTGCTACTGATGATGACTTCACAGATACTTGAGATTATAATACTATGAAAACAGATTGAGACAATTTATTCAGTACTCATAGAGACTATTCAGGTTTTGTCATTACAGAACAAACAAAGTTGAATGATTGGTTAAAAAAGTATGCGAACAAAGAACCTTGAGCAGTGTACAAAAATGAGTTTGGTAAATGAGAGTTTTTGATTTTGAAACCAACTTATTCATCTAGTGATTATGTTGTAGATTTTGGTGATTGTTCTTCATTCAGCGTTAAATATAGTTCTATTGATGATGTTACATGGAAAATAAATAATCTCAAGACAAATTATATTCATGGTTTGGATGATTATGAACAACAATATCAGTGGGAAAATGTTGATGCATCTTATGATAAAAACTTTTATGGTTCTGATGATGAGAGATATACTGAAGATGTTATAGAAAAACCTTATTCAAGTTATAGTTATCCTTTCAAAGTAAACTATTCAGGCACTACTTATACACCAAAGAAACCATGGAATATAGGAATTGATTGGTTTGGCAATCCAATTGGTACAAATGCTGAAAGATATTGGATTGAAAATACAACTTATGATAGTACTTATCCAGATTTTGATTCTACTAAATCATATGAACAATTCAGAAGTGAACAGTGGTCTTATAGTAACTGAATTTTATCACAATGGGGCAATAGACATAGAGTTGTATCGTTCAGAACAAAAAATCCTGATGCTTATTCATTACAGTTAGGTGATGTTGTTGAGTTTGACAATGTTCCATATAGTTGTTTAGGTTTAGAGTTTAAGGGATGGAATGGTGCTACAGATAGTTATGTAATATGAAATGGACAACGTATATATCCTTACTTCATCATTACCGGTATAACAAAGTATCAAGGTTATGTTGAGATAGAAGCAACTGGACTTCATAGATTGAATGAATTTGATACAAATTGGTCACAATCAACTGTTGATAGAAGTTCTACTAATTCAGTCTCTAGAGTTAAAAAGCCCAGAACAAATGTAAATGCTATTAAAACTTCTACAAAAAGGAAACTAGCATAATGGATAATATAGTATACTCTGATTATTCAGGCAATGGTGTAACAGAAACCTCTTTTACTAACCAATCAGGTACTCGTTTAGATACTGATGAATATCCTACACGCTGTGTTGTTGATTATGATGCAGATACTTTTGGTCGTGTTACACATACTACAGGTAACAACTCTACTTTTCTACGAATTTACTGCAACACCACAACAACAAGTAATGGATTTTATCTTAAATGACGTGATGTATCAGAAGTTGATTTTATCAAACTTGAATACTCAACAGATGGTATTAGCTGATATACTCTAACACCTGATGATATATGAGGTTATGCTACAAAAAATGGAAGCTATATTTATCCAACATCAACACCAGATGGTACAGGACAATGTCTAGTTTTAAAAGATGGTTCATTTGCATGAAAGTATATCAGAGTACGCTTCTATGATAGCTCAGGTTATCCAGCTGATACACAATTAGAGATTAGTTGATTTATACCTATTACGCGGTTGAATGTTCATCCACCAGATGCATCTAGAAGTATTGGATTAGAAAGTAATGGTATTAATACTGAACAAAGTTTTGATGGCAATTTATGAACTACAGTATTTGGTGCTAAGCCTAGAGTTTTACCAGAAATAAGTTGGAAAGACCTTGACCAAACAGAACTTACAAGTTTTTCCATATTTAAAGGACATTTTAAAAACAATCCTCATATTATATTGTATACAGAAGAGTTAAATAATGATGATTGATATGTATGTAGTTGGTTAGGTGAAGATTTTACATACACAGAAACTTCAGCGGGTTTATATGATACAACACTAAATTTAAGGGAACTATAAAATGGCTTATTTAGGACTATATGAAACAAATAATACAAGCAACCATATTATCTTACCAATGTTTAATCTTGGTGCTACAAAAGGATATGATATAGTTCAATTAAAAACAAGCATCAGTCAAGGTGGTGGTTTTTATCCTCAATGTAGAAGTAATGTTTCTATTGCGTCAGTACAAGCAAAACAAAATTTAATTATAGAAGGTGTTACAAATGATAAAAAAATAGAATTTATAAATTGATACAAAAGTGTTGGTAATAATCCTATAAATGTAATTTCAGAAGATAAGTTAGGTTATGTGATATATGAGCAGAAATCAACTTTTGCTGAAGAACCTTCTATAGAAGAAACAGAACCAGGTTTGTGAAACATAACTTTATCACTTAGGAGAATAGTATAATGCCAAAAGCTATTAATTGAAGTAAAATGGCAACAAAAGTTACTACTGAAAATGTTGATAATTGATTGAAGCTAACAAACCAATCACTTACTGATACTGCAACTATATCAGCATCAACATACCAAATAGGAACTACATATACACAAAATGTATACACTTATGAATCTGGTATAAATATGAACATTGCAGCTCCTAGTGCAAAGATTATATTTGGTTCAGATGTACAGCTTACTGAAGGTCTTACTGCAGAAGGTGCTTATTATACTGATGATGTTACTATAGAAGGTGATGTTATCATTGAAACTCGACTTACAGTTGATAATCAAACCATTTTGAATAATAATCTTTCAGTAGCTGGTAATACGAGTTTACAAGATACAACTGCAAAAGAGATTGATTGTGTTACACTTGATAGAACATACTCAGATGCAGACTTTTTGGTTCCAACTACAATTGGTTCAGCTAGTGCTACATGAAGTACTTATGAAAGTATGCCACTAATAGTTGATGGTACTACCAAATATAGACCTGGTGAAACAAACAGACAAAGTCTTACGTTTACACATACATCTTCTGACTATAATGAAGGCGCTAAATACGCAAACAAGTTCAACCAATTTGATGCAGACATCTCAGGCTGAGAAATTTCACCTGGCTATACATTTGGATTTTCAGAAACATATACAAACTATAATATACTAAATACAAATGGTATAAGTAATGGATATGGTTCAACTATCAATTGTTTTGATGCTGCTGTTCGTGGTAAAACAACCACTCAAGGTGGCGGCGCTGGAGCTATATTCGAAGTTATAGCCGATAATGATAGTGCTTATTTATTGCCATTCAATGCAGCAGTAAAAGGTGTATTTTCATCAGCACAAAATTCAGGGACTGGTTCAACTGTAGGTTATTTTGGTTATGGATATGGAACAGGTTCAGAAGGTACTGCTGTAGGTGTTTGCGGTTATGGCACAAAAGCTTCTACAAATGTATACACAGCTGGTATATGAGGTGTTGGTTATCCAAGTTCTTTATCAAATAGAAACTGAAGTATAATAGGTACACTTGGTCACATAGGTGTTGCAAATGGTTCTCTGTTCTCAATGAATTCAGCACTTGGAACAAATTATATTCATCCAAGTGCTTGACAAAACACTACAACGTTTCCAGCAAATGAATTATTACACTTTGATTATACTGATGGTGGTTGTTTACATGTATCTAGTACTGCTGAATTTATTGGTCCAGTATTTGCAGAAAATACAATTACATTTGGTGGTATTGCTGATGATGACCATGTTCATGATACTGGGCAAATATGATATAGTACAGATACAAATACACTAAATGTTGATACTGAGATTGAAGATGTTGTTTTACAAGTTGGTCAAGAAAATTATATTCGAGTAAGAAATACTTCAGACGCTACTATAAATAATGGTGATGTTGTAAAAGTGTACGATGCAACTGGACATACACCTGAAATTGAACTTGCTGCTGCTGATGATGATTGTCCTTGTGCTGTTATTGGTGTAGCAACTCATAGTATAGCAAATAATGGATATGGTTATGTAACTATTTTTGGCTTAGTACATGGCTTGAATACAACACAACAACCAGGATGAACTGAAGGTACAGTTTTATATTTATCAACTACTCCAGGTCAACTAACAGATACACCACCAGCAGCACCTAATCATGTAACAGCAGTTTGCGTAATAACTTATGCACATGACACTAATGGAAGTGTATTAGTCAGACTAGGTGTTGGCAGACCATCTACTGCTCTATCAGACTTCAGCAGAACAACACCTTCTACTAATGGCTATGTTCCAATGTGAAACAATACTGGTGGATACTATGAACCTTCAGAAATAACTGCTGATGATGTTGATTTTTCTGGCAGACAAATACATCCATCATCTATCATAACAGGACCAATAACTGCAACAAGTATAAATACTCAAGGTAGTAACCTGAACTTTGCAGTAACTGGTGATACAAAGATGCATCTCAATGAAACAGGTATATTATACTTTGATACACCTTATTGAACTGATTTACGTGTACCTATGACATCAACAAAACTTGGTGGTACAAATGACCCTGATTTTTCTCTATGAAGAAATGATGGAAGTGGTAGTCAAGGTGTATTTACATATGCATTTAGTTATATAAATGAAGAGGAAATATACTTCTCTGCACAATTGCCACATAGTTATAAGCCTGGTACAGATTTAGAAGCACATGTTCATTGAGGGTTAAAAGGAACATATAGTGGTAATGTTGTTTGAGGTTTAGAGTATACAATAGCAAATGTTGGTGAAAATTTTTCAACAACTACTATTGCGACTTCTACAGTTGCATCTGACAGAGTTGCATATAGACATCAAGCTGATGGTATCTGCACAATCGATGGTACAAACATAACAGAGAGTTCTATGATATTTGGTAGACTATTCAGAGATGCAACAAACGCTGCAGATACTATTTCTCAAGATGCTTATGTTTTCGAAATCGACTTCCATTATCAATCAGAAAAGCTTGGTACATTTGAACAATTTCCATCATAATAATTAGGAGCACAAAACATGGCAGACTTCGCAACTAGAGAAGAATTAGCACAACAAATACAACAATTAGGTTATGAAATTTACCTCAAAGACCAACAAATATCAGAACTCGCTACAAGAGTAACTCAACT